TCAAATGTCAGATCACCTTGTCGAGACATAAACAACCGCCCCTGTTCGGCCTGGTTGATTGCCGCCAAATATGCCTGAACTGATGTTCCGTTTTCTATCGTGAACGCCGCCGAACCACCTAGCGTTTGCGTACCTGTGGCGATATCACGCTGACCTGGCGGGAAGTTAACTTCGGGTAAATCAAGAACAGCGGTCACGCGCGCACTTGATAATTCTTCGCTGACATTAAATTCATCCATATAGGTTTGTGACAGTAAATAAAAATCATCGGCACAATAAACGGTGACCGTATCAATGCCGCCCAGCGCGAAGTTGTAATCATAATTAACGATAAATCCTGTAAACAGATATTCTTTTACATTGTTTAGGTCGTATCGAGCGAACCTAACTTTTCTCATTGGTGCTAGCCCTGGCTGTTCGGTAGTCGAATCCCAGTAGGGCGACTGTTCATCAAATGGGTTGAAGATTCCTGAAGTGTCCATCATGTTGAATGTCATGGTTCCTGCGCTGAATTGATCGCCAATATCGCGCCGCCCGCGTTTAATGTTTACGGTGTCACAGCCTTCAAGCACGCTTGCGAAATTTGTTGTGCCGTCAAGAACATAAGTCGTATTATTCAAAATTCCTGCGGTTGCCGAATCCAAAATAAACGCATCCTGAACGAACCCTGTATCAATTTCTAGTTCGTAATCACCCGATTGAACAACCGCTGTTCCCGCCATTAGGCCACCTGTATATTGGCTGGCCCCGCTGAACGGTTATAGGCTCGAATGGCGTTAACGATTGCCTGCCCGATTTCGCTACTGGTAGCCAGGCCGCCAGTCACATTCACGGTCAACCCGCCGCCACCGCCAAAATTGCCTGCGTTAGGGCCTGACAATGGAACTACAGCTTCAGGGCCAGATTCGCCAATCATCGCTAAAGTGGGGCGCGTTACAATGCCGCCTTTCGCAAAGCCAGGAATGTTTATGCCGCCCAAATCAAACCCGCCTAAACTTTCGCGCAAATTATCTAGTTTCCGTAACATGCTGATCAGTACACCTAGCGGACCTGTAACGATCATTATTGAATTGCCGAACTTATCAAACGCTTTTGATATTGATTGGAATTTGACTTCTAAAACCACCATGACCGCTGTTAATGCAACTATGGCGGCTGCCATCAAGACATATGGGTTGGCTGTAGTTGCAAGGTTTAGCGCGGCGGTTCGAAGTGTGGTTAAAGCTAAAACAGCTTCATATATTTTCATCACAACATTGATTGCAATGATGGCTGTAGCCAGGCCACCAATAACGCCGATCATAATTAAAAATAGTTTGGTGTTTTCTTGCGCGAAATCTGCAACAGGTTTTAAGATTCCCAGCAACGCTTTTAACGCGGGCAGTAACGCCGCACCAATAGATTCTTTTGTTTCATCCATCGCAATCTTTAACCCTGCCATTTGGCCTTGAAAAGAATTGGCTGCGGTAGCGGCCGCCCCGCCAAATTGGTTAGATAAATCTAAAATAAAATCGCCTGCTCTGGCTGTAACATCGGCAAGTTCCGCGTTTGTTGCAGCTAACTTTTCATTAACAACTAAAGTTTTTTCGGCGGCTTTAGCCCCATCAATAAAACCATTCGTGAGATCGTATTCAATGCCCGCTAAATCTTGCGTAAATTTTGTGACTTCTTTAGTTAGTTTTGCTTTTTCTTTTAACAAAATTGTGTTTTCACCTAATGGAATACCTAATTTTTTGAGCGCATCTAATTGTCCATTTTCGGCCTTACTCAGGGCGATTGTGACCGATTCTAAATCTTTACCAGTAGCCGCGCTGACATCGAGAGCAACCGCCATAAGTTCTTGTGCGCGTTCAACATCGCGCGTTCCGCGTAATAAATTCCCCATCGCTGGCCTTAAAACATCATCAGCCACAGCCGCACTTTTTGACATAGCACTTATCTGTTTTTCTAAAGCGGCTGCACCGCCCAGGGTTCCACCTGTTGTATTTTCTAAAGCTAATGCTAAAAGTTCTTGCGATTTTTGATCTTCCATAGCGGCTTTTGTCGCCAACACTAAACCCGCACCAATAGCACCAACAGCGGCCACAGCTGGCAACATTGCCTTCTTTAATGCAAACGCCGATTTTGCACCCGCGCCTTCGAGTGAGTCAAATTCTTTTTTGGCTTTATCAAATCCCTTAGTGTCTAGGGAACTAAAAATCGGGATGTTAATTGCCATATTCAATAACCATTCGTTTGTTCAATGTTTTCATTACATCATCAACTATTTTTGTGACCGTGTGTTCTACATTAGTTCGGTTTTTGTCAACTGCTTTTTGTAAAACGCGCGGTGCTGGGCCTTCTTCTTTACCTAATGTTTCGGTAAAGCGTGTGGTTTTGTTCTTGCCTGCATGCTCGAAGATTGCGCCTGCAACATCTTTTTGTTGCATGCTCATCAGTTCATACGGGGTGGCCTTAAAACTTACGCTGTGAGATTCGCGCGGGTTTGATTCGGCATCAAATTTATCTTTGAATAAAACAGTTTTAGCTTTATTGCCGCGCTTGCCTACTTTAGTTATGTAGCCAGCTTGAACTTTGCTAGTTGTCCAAAACACAGATCGGCCTTTAATCAGACTGTATTTATACATTCGAGACAGCGGCGCGCCGTTGCCTTCGCTGTTTTCGAAATGTTGCACAGCTGACCGCGCATCTTTAACTATGTCATCCCCAGCCGCTTTAATGTCTTTCGTTACCTGGCGGCGATACACCTTGTCAAAATCGTTTAATTCTTTTAGGGTTTGTTGTATCCCAAAAATTTTAACGCTTGCTTCAATGCTCATGGTTTGCCCTTGTTTCGTTTGTTAATAACACTAATCACCGTTACAAGGTCTCGATGGTCAAAGGTTATGTGCGGTGGCCACCACCCTACAGAAACCAGCATTTCGGCTAGTTGCCTTCGGTAGGTGCCCCGCCCGTATGGTTTGGGTTTGTGTCATCCACAACAGAAACTATTGTCATTTCGGGATTTTCTTTTACCCATTGTTTCCATGTTGCAGGCAATTTTTGCCCAGCATTTTTTAGGATGGTATGAGCCCAACAGCACATGTCACCAAATCCCATTCCGCGACCGTCAGATACTTTGCGATTTTCTGATTGTTCCCATTCGGTGATTACAAACATATTTGTAAATAGTGTTTGCGCGGGTTCGCCGTTTTGCATGTCAACTATCAATCCGATTTTCATTAGTTCACTTTCTCGGTCAAGTGACCGTTGTTTAATCTAGAGCTGCGTAACTTCCGCCAACAAACTCTAGGTCTACCTGGCTAAGGGTTCCTAATGTTTCGTTAATTACAGGTAGCACAGAAAATAGAGTATCCGTTAGCTCGAAGCCTGGGTTGGTCGCGGTCTGTGCGCCTGATGCTGGTTGAAATACAATCGTGACTTGTGTTCCTACAAGCGGGGCTAATGTTGCGTAAGTTGCGGCCGCTGCGTAATCCAAAAATAAAGTGATCGTTGCAGAATTTGATTGCAGGCCTGGTTGAAATGTTCGGTAGTCAACCGCGTAGGTTGTGGCATCAAGATTTTCGAATGTGTGAGTGACCGCGCCAGCTGTAACCCATGCGCTTAAATCAACGCCATCAACGGTGAATGTCGGTGTTGCCTGATAAGTAATAGCCATAGTTTTTGACCTTTCGTAGTGTTATAGGTTTATCACAATTTTGTTTGCTTTATGTGGATTATGTTTTCGCGGTCAATTTAATGATTAGTTCGTAGGCGGGATAGATCGCGCTACCTATTTCAACAGTTGTAGGTCTGCCCGAAGTTACTGCCACATTATGGTTTAGTACCAGGGCGCACAAGTTTAACAATGATCGCATGGCATCTAGATTCGCTGGGCCAAGTGTTATTAGCGTGACAGGGAATGTCATATCTGCCACCTGGCTATTCCATGCTTCGAAGCTGCACGCTGAGATCATGGCACACGGGGGGATTATGTTTCGGGGGTCATTGACTACTTGTAAATTTACGGTTGTTTCTAGAAATGTTGTTAAATCATCTAACGCCGTATTAAACAAATCTGTGTAAGTAGCTGGCATCAGGCAACCACAGCGCGATTTATCCCCAGTAATTGTTTAACCATTGGGGATAAACCGTTCGTGGCTGGGGTTCCCATTCCGTCAAATGTTGCAAAGTCTGAACCCGCCGAACCGCGCTGGCGATAGATCGCCCCGCCATACATAATGGTTCCTAGTTTTACCGCTTCGGTTGGGGCTGTTCCTAATTGGTCAAAATAATTATTTTCTGCTCTTCGAAGATAACAAAATGCGTTAGCCGCCGCCGCACAGATAATTAGGAACGCTTCATCGCCTGCCGAAGCGACAGGAATTCCTAACCAATCCTGTATGTCTTGATCATCGATCCATTGGCAAACAGGGCCATATTCGATTGTTCCGCCTGATGGCGATAATCCAACATCGGTTCCTGTGCATGCGTATAGCACCTGGTTATTTCGCGGGATGTTGTAATCGTATGCAGGGAATCCTTGTTCGTTTACGCCGATATACAAAAATTCGGGAACAGAATATATTTGAAAGGTTCCGTTAAACGGCGCGCCAATACTGGCAACCGTTATATCTTGACCAACTTCAAATGAAGCGTTCTCTAATGTTTGTAAACAGGCGTAGTTATCTAACAGTTGTTTTGCTTTTACATCGTAAATTGTCATGGCGATCAAGCCGCCTTTGTCTTACAAGCCAGTAGCTTTTACGAATTTATCTGCATCAATCATCAGGGTCGCGAACTGGCCCCTGAAGGCCAGGGTCCTAGCGAGCTGACTCGGT